AATTCACCCAATAAAAAACCGCCCATAAAGGACGGTTGGTTTTTTAAGTTATATAGTGCTATTTAGCTTGTTGATTGGTGCGGATTACTCTAAAGATAGCAATCGGGGTGATGCCATAACTGCTTGTATTCCTACCCATTGTTTCTTTGAGCGACTGAGACAATTCCAAGATTACATCACCAAAGCTACCAGTTGTCATATCTATATTCATATCATCATTTGGGATGGCGTCTAACACTCCCAAAACATAATATTCCCCAAACAACACCTTACCATGCTTTAGGTTGATATCGTGTGGATTGCCGACCATTTCTCCACGATTTAAGGTCATCCATACCATGTCTTCACCGACTTTTAGTCTAGCTTCAAGTGCATATGGAATAGCCTTAATTAATTGAACCACTGGCTTGTTTTCCTCAAGCTTTTTCTTTACCGCCTGCCTTTTTCTATCACCATACAATTGCTTGTATTCTTCTTCGGTTGCAAAGTACATTGTTGGCTCAAGTAGATTTTGCAGTGTTTCTATATCTGTAATGCTTAGCACACCGTTTAATAACACCAAATTACCTGCTGAATTCTCACCAAGTTCTCGACTGATAAATCCTAACTCGTCTAGCTTATCAATCATTTCCCTAGGTAATGTTGGTGTCGCATCATAAGTCTTTTCGCTAGATTGATTTTCACCTGTAGCATAGTTCACCTTAGCGTCAATCTTTGCCATAGCATTTACGCCAAAAGCACCCTCGCTCGCTAAGCTGCTATTAAGTGCGTTATTTGCCTTAATACTAGCCAACGAGCCAAACCCTGTCAGCTGCGCATAAAACGAGCGAATTTTAATGCTGTCAAGATATAAAAAATCAAAGAGAGATTCTGTGGTTGGTAATTCTTGCGCCACGGTTAATCTCCTCTTTTACCTTTTTTTGCTCTTGGTGAAATTTCTCGGTTTCCCTGCTCATTGCTTGGTTTAGGCAACTAAACATATCACGCAAAAGTTGAGCAGAGTGGTGAGTTGCATCTGATTTTTTAGCATTATCTTGCATACACCCATCTCCTTGATGATAACAATACTAAAAGTATCGCTGAAATTATATTATAGCAAGCATGATATGGTTTGAACAATTTGTTTTACTTATCAATAACAAATACCAATACCCCACTCACCATCTGATGAGCAGGGTATAGCCTAAATTTGTTAAAATTTATACAGTCAAGCCACTACGCTTAAGTGCCGCTTGGATGATACTTGGTAGCACATTTTTTGGCACGCCTGCAGGGTCAGCGATGATTTTGGCGATATCATCACTCTGCACCACCCAGCTTTTTTTGATCAACCATTATCACATTGAGATTATTATTCCAGTAGTCAAGATTGACCATAAATCTCTTACCTTGAACCATTCTTGTAATGATGGCTCTAGCGATTTCATCTTCATCTATATCCAAGCTGGGTGCTACGCCCCCAAGCCGTTTGATTTCTGCGTGCAAACCATGCAGATAGTTCATCGCTTGGTTAGTTGCCTGATGACAAGTGATTTGAAATTCCCCTTGTTCCTTTGCATCTGGCTTGATCATTAAGCTATAAGCTATGTGTGTATGCTATCGCTCGTGGTAGGTCTGCCAAATCAATTTCATCAATTAAAAGCTTTTTCATTCAATAACTCCCTAGTTAATCGGAGTTATAACTTTACAACATTTTTTCTTGTTTGTTAAGATATTTTTTTGAAATAAAGCCCTAAGTTTTCTTAGAGCTTTTGTTATACTCATCAAGCCATAAATCATCAAGCATAAAAATAAGCTCAAACAGCCACGCCCTGGGCAATAAGCTTTGATAATGCTCACAAACATCACAAACATCACGCACAGACAACGGTAGGGCTATGCCTTGGGTGTATCGCCTTGCTCGGTTTGCTAGGGCAAAAATCATAAAGATATTGTCAACATATACATCGGCAGCGGCAGGCGTGGGCAAATCAATCCCCAACCGCTGATAGCTTTCAATGCGGTTTGGGGTAAGTGTTACCCTGATTTTTTCCCATTGGTAGCAGTCATGGACTTTTTTACCAGTTTTGCCTTGTTGTCTTCAAATTCTTGGCTAAGGCTGGCATAAGTTTCAAATAGCAAGGTAATAAACTGTGTTAATTTGTCTTTTTCAAAACCTTGGTCAAGCAGAATTAAAAAGTTATCGCCATTGATGGCTAACGGCTCACCATCAGCGGTAACATTCCATTGACTGATACAGTACTCACCTAAGATAAATAGCATGGCTTCGTATTCGCCAATTTCATCTTGATTGCCACGCTTTAAGCTGTCTTTGGTTACCTTTTTGGGCGTGTTTGCTATCTTTTGTACCTCAGCGGCGGCTCGTTTAAACGCTTCGCTTGCTTGAATTTCAAGCGTCAATTCAAGCCCATCAAATTCAATCTCACGCTTAGCATTAATCTTAGCGTCTTTTTTTAAGAGTGTTAAATCAAATGCCATGTTGTTTTTTCCTTAAAGTTTATCGAATCGTATGGATAATATTGCCCATCTTAATTAAAAAACAAATGAACGGCGGTTAAAATCATATCCAGCTTATAAAGCGTAATCAGACTTGCCACCATCAGCCAAATGACAAATAAGCCGTGTTTTTCAATTAAATATTTCATAAAATCCACAATTATGGTAATATATTCCACAAGTTAATTCCTTTTATCTGCCAAAAGGGGTTAATAAAAAAGCCTAGCTATTTGCAGTAGCTAGGCTTTTGTTTTATCACTGATTAGGCGGTATGTTTCTCAATGACTGGGCTTTCATCAACCACCGTGTAAGACAAATCCACGGTAACCAAATCTGTGCCTGATGGGCTTGGGATTTCGCCTGATACCTGAAATTTGGGTATTTTAATCACATACTTACTATTACCAAACTTAATCGGCAACTCAAGGCTTAGCGTTGCCCCTGTCATTTGGTTACTAATCATCTCATGGGCTTTTTGGCTATAAGCAATCGTCATAGAGCCTGTAATGTTGGTAAGCATGGCTAAGATATTACCACCATAGATATTATCGCCCAAGCACTTTTGTACTTCTGTTTGGTTATCAAGCTCAAAACTAAAGCTTTCAACACACACATCAAGTTTTGTGCCATCAACTTTAATCTCACCAATAGACAAACCGCTTGCCTTAGCGGTATCTGTTTGGGCGGTCGGTGTTTTGGCAAATGATGCCGTTTTACTTTCTTGATAGCCTAGACCTGTCATGCCAAATTTTAGTTTAATTAGGCTTGATGTATCCACACTCAGCCCAAAGCTTGATACAACGCACCCTGTAAAGACATGGTTAACATTAATATCGCTAAAATCCTTGGCTATGGCAAACTGATGTTTGGTTGCACCAACGCTTAGCGTATTAGGGCTAGCACCTGCTGACCATTCACTCCAAAAAGCAGCAGCAATTAATTCATCATACGCACCAAACATAAGCTCGGTCTCAATATCGCCCTGCACACTTGCTGATGTTACCATACCTGCTTTTGCCATGCGTGAGCCTGACAGCATTTCACTGTTTGTAAGCTCTGTGGCAACGGTTAAGCCATTACTGATATTTGGTAAGGTTTTCCAGCCAGTTTTTGGCAGGGTTTCGCCTGTTTGTTTGGCATACGCCGTTTTAACAAATGCTCCACTAGACATAATTTCTACTCCTAAGCCCTATGGGCTGTTAATATTACTGTACGACAACCCAATCTTCTGCCAACATATCAGTTTGACTGGCAAGCCAACCGACTGCAAATTTATTGTCTGCTGTTTTCATCGTGATAGATGGCACGGTCAGTTCGCCATTTTCATTCTGCATATCTGACAAATTAGCCTTAGTCTTAAAATCAATGTCGGTAGCAAGCAACAAATACATACCCTTGCCATTCCAACCTTTACGAGCGACTTTTTTACCGCCTTTTAACAACTCCACCGCTTGCCCAAAGGTTAAATTGTCGTTTTTATATTGCTCTTCAAACGCAAGTTTGGGTAACCACGACACATAACCATCAAAACCGTCCACATTGCGTTCGGACACACCTGCATTAACGACAAGATAGCCGTCATCGTTAGGATTTTCATTGTCAGGCACTTGCCACCCACGCAAATCATTGTATTCTTGACGGTTGAGCGGTGTTGCTTGTACCGTTCGGGTGGCAACAAATGAAGTAAGTAGGGCTGTTAAAACAGATGCAGTGATTAATTTCATAAAATCTCCTAATAGTACCGATACGGCACACTCACATTTATTTGATAAATACCGTCATTAGACGGCACATTGATGATGCTAGGGGCTAATAGTTCAAGCCGTCCTAACTGTTTTGCTTTTAGATATTGGGCTAGGCTATCCGCCTTTTGCTTAATCGCCACCGTGCCTAAATCCTGTGGGCAAAACAGCTGTATTACCAGCGTGCCTTGTTGCAGGATATTAGGCGTATTGCTAATACTGCGTACTTGATTGACACCGCCTAAAATCGTAACCCTACCCCAAATGCCATCAGGGGGTTTAAAGTTTCGGTTTTCTTTGGCTAAGGGGACATCATCAAAATACTCCCAAGCTTTGATATGCGTCAGTAGCGTTTGTTCAATGTGAAAACTGTTCATGTTTTATCCAATAAAAAACCGCCTATCAGATGATAAGCGGTTCATTTTAAATATAAAAAAAGCCAAATAATCATAACAATTTCATACAAAACCGTAATAATTACT